ATCACAAAACCACTTATGTACAACGAATGGAGCAAAGAGGATTCCCGCGACGACTTTCAAGGCGAGGAATCTCTGAACGAGTTTGTGAGGAATATGGAATCACAGCAGATGGGGACATCTTATGCTTCCATTATCGAGACAGCTCTGGAAGAATTGTTGGGATAAAAACCAAGACAAAAGACAAAGAATTTAGATACGAAGGAGAATCAGATGGGAGGTTCTTCGGCCAACATCTCTTCCGACACAAAGGAAAGAGAATGGTTATATGCGAAGGTGAGATTGATGCTGCTACGTGCAGAGAAGCGTTCCCTACATGGGAAGCTGTGTCACTCCCGTATGGCGCAGCGGCTGCTAAGAAATCAATCAAACATAACTACGAGTGGCTTGAGAACTGGGATGAAGTTGTCCTGTTCTTCGATAACGATGATGCAGGCCGTAAGGCTACGCAGGAGGCGGCAAGCGTATTACCACCTGGCAAGGTCAAGATCGCTGATCTCAAAAGCTATAAGGACGCATCAGATGCCGCACAAGACAATAATCTTGAGGCGGTACGCCAAGCTATTTGGAATGCTCAACCATATAAGCCTGACGGGATTGTCGATGGAAAGTCTTTACTTTCACTTGTAATCGAACCTCAACAGGACTGTATTCATGAGTATCCGTACCCAGGACTACAAGAAAAACTACAAGGTGTTCGAGCTGGTGAGTTAGTCACAATTACCAGCGGTACAGGTCAAGGCAAGTCATCTCTTTGCCGTGAACTTGCTACCCACTTTCTTTCCAAAGGAGAGAGGGTTGGGTACGTGGCACTTGAAGAATCAAACAGACGCACTGCACTGGGACTTATGTCTGCAGCTTGCGGTAAACAATTTCACATAGGAACACATGAACGATCTGATCTCACCGAGGCTTATCAAAGCACTCTTGCTCAGTGGAACCTCTATCTTTTTGATGGGTTTGGTTCTTTTGATCCTGATAACATCATCTCCCGAATTCGCTACCTCGCTGCAGGACTCGACTGCAGGATTGTATTTCTAGATCACCTCAGCATCTTGCTGTCAGGTCTAGACGGTGATGAGCGGAAGATGATTGACACCACAATGACCAAGCTCAGGTCACTGTGTGAGGAGACAGGCATCTCGATGTTCCTTGTATCGCACTTACGCAGAGCACAAGGTGACAAAGGACATGAAGATGGAGCAAAAGTTTCACTTGGACAGCTGCGCGGAAGTCACAGCATTAGCCAAATCTCTGACGCAGTTATTGGACTTGAACGAGATCAACAGAGTTCAGATGAACACGCTGATACAACAGTGCGAGTCCTCAAGAATCGCTTTACTGGGGAAACTGGCATCGCGTGTCAGCTGAAATACGACAAAGAAAAGTGCAAATTCTATGAATCAAAACAATTCAACCCGTCAACAGATTTTTGAATCTCCTCACCAGCAGGCGATTTTGACCCCACCTAATCCTCCTACTGAGGAAATGATCAAGAAGGCACAATTTATCGACAAAACTTACGTTTGGAAACATGCTGGTGTTCGATCTGGAGACGGACGGTCTCCTAAATGATGTTACCTGTATTCACTGTCTTGTCATACATGACTCTGAAACCGATCAAACTCTTGTCTACAACGATCAAGGGTCTGAAGAACCGATCGTTCGTGGTATTCAGCTCCTTGAGGAGGCAGATGTTATCTGCGGACACAATGTCATTTCTTATGACGTACCTGTCATCGAAAAGATCTACCCGTGGTTCAGGTGCTCCGCCTTGGTTGTAGACACGTTGTTGCTTTCACGGCTTTATCACGCCGACATGCTTCCCATTGACAAAAAACATAACTGGAAGCACATGCCGCAACAGATGTACGGAAGGCACTCACTTGAATCATATGGTTACAGGCTAGGTGAATACAAAGGTGAATTTGGAAAGACCACCGATTGGAAAGAGTGGTCACAAGAAATGCAGGATTACTGCATACAAGACGTAAACGTTACACGCAAACTATGCGAACACTTCCACCCCTACCTGAGTGGGTCGCGTTAGAGCACAAGGTTGCACAAATACTAGCTAAGCAAGAACAACATGGATGGTATTTCGATGAGCGGTCTGCATGGCAACTTGCATCGTCTCTCCAACAAGAACTTCAAGACATTGAGGAAGTACTTCGGAGGAAGCACCCTTACGTGGCAGGAAGTGAATTCACTCCAAAACGAAATAACAAAACTAGCGGCTACATCGAAGGTGCATCCTTTACCAGACTCAAAGAACTAAACCCAACCTCTCGCGATCACATCTCATGGATATTGCAAACGTACTATGGCTGGAAGCCAACCCAGATGACAGCTACTGGGAAGCCCATCGTGGACGAAGTTATTCTGACCGAGATTGGGTCAGAGATTTCTATGATGTTTGCGAGATGTTTGACGGTAACGAAAATGCTTGGGATGCTGTCGAACGGCACGAACGCATGGCTGAAACTATCCACGAAACATAATCGTATTCATCACCATTGTTCAGTTGCTACAGCGACACATCGTTGTGCGCACCGTAAGCCAAACCTTGCGCAGACCCCGAGTGATCTTGAGTTCAGAGCATTATTTACAGCCACGCCTGGACAGGTGATGGTTGGTGCTGACCTCAGTGGTATTGAGCTACGAATGCTCGCACATTATTTGTCTAAATATGATCCGCACTTTGCCGATGTTCTTTTGAATGGTGACATCCATCAAGTTAATGCTGACAAAGTAGGTGTCTCCCGTAGGCAGATCAAAACCATTACCTACGCCTGGTGCTATGGAGCAGGCAATGAAAAAATCGGTCATAGCTATGACCCGCAGCTTTCATCAGCCAAGGCAAAGAAGAAAGGCGCAGAGATCAGAGAAGCATTTGTTGCCGCTATCCCTGGCATGGCTGAACTACTTGGAGCCATTGACATTGCCTCTAAACGTGGTTGGGTGAGTTCTATTGATGGTCGGAAGATCAATCTAGATAGTCCTCACAAAGCCCTTAACTACCTGCTCCAGTCAGGAGCCGGGGTTATCGCGAAGCGTTGGCTTGTTATCAACGACGAAACTATCCACCAAACAAAGTTGTGTGCATCACAGCTTGCATTTATACATGACGAATTACAGTTCGAGTGTGCCAAAGAGCACGCCGAAGACTTATCAACATCCCTGGTATACAGCGCAGCAGCAGCTGGGGAGTACTACAAACTCCGACTCCCGATCGCAGCAGAAGCAAAAATCGGAACCACTTGGGCGGAGGTGCATTGAATGAAGCTACTGGTAGACGCGGACTTCATTGTCTACAAGTCTTGCGCTGCCGCTGAAACAGAGATCGACTGGGGTGATGATGTCATCCTTGTCACGAGTAAATTTAGCGATGCGTACAACAATGTTCTCAAAGAACTAAATAAAATTAAAAACGAGTTCTTGTGGGATGCACCTGAACTCATCTTGTTTTTCAGTGACTCTAAGAATTTTAGGAAGAAAATTTTTCCCGATTACAAGGGTCACCGGAATCGTAAGAAGCCCTGTGGATACAGGCGCGTAATTACAGAACTTGCCAATGACTATGAAGTTATCAGGATGCCTGAGCTTGAAGCTGATGATGCCATGGGTATCTACGCTACTGCCAATCCTGGCAACATCATTGTCAGTCCAGACAAAGACATGCGTCAGATTCCAGGGCGTGTCTACAACCTAGACGAGACACTCCACATCACACCTGACGAAGGTGCTAAGTGGCACTTGATCCAAACACTTGCTGGTGATCAAACAGATGGTTACAGCGGTGTCCCTGGCATTGGTGTCAAACGTGCAGTCGCTTTGTTTGACGAAGATGGTTACAGCTGGGAGACAGTTGTGAAAGCCTTTGCAAACAAGGAACTTGATGAAGACGCTGCATTGATGAACGCACGTCTCGCGAGAATCCTTACCTGTGAAGACTATGACCCAATCAACAGACAAGTCATTCCTTGGACCCCCACCCCCGGTTACAGAGTTGACGATGGAGCAACAGTTCAAGATGAGAAGGATAGAGGACCTACTACCTGAAGCAGATAAGAAAGATCTAATTACGGTCTTCCTTGCTCTTCAAAAGCAAAACTTTGTTCTATCTAATACTGTTACTAACCTGATCAAACAATGGCCGAATCACCCACCCACTACACCCGAGGTCAAATAGAAGTATGGGATTTCATTAGAGACCAAGACCTCAACTATCACTTAGGCAATGCTATTAAATATATTTGCAGAGCCGGTTTCAAAAGTAATAACTCAAAGACTGAAGACCTTAAAAAGGCTATCCACTATCTTGAAAATGAACTCCACCACTGCTCATTGCAAATCGAAAAGTCTGAGCGATCAAGCAATCGAATTCCGGTCGGCGTATGGGATCCACAACGCGAAGGACAACCGGACTATGCAACGGGATTTGATCGCTGAAGAATGCAAAGAGTTCCTTGATGCGGTCGATAAAGAGCCGTACGAAAATGAATTGAAGGAGCTTGCAGATCTCGTTTATGTCTGCTTCCAGTACGCTGAAAATATGGAATGGGATCTAGAGGAAGCACTTGATCGTGTCCATAAATCAAACATGTCCAAGCTTGGTTTGGACGGTAAACCGATCCGCCGTGTAGACGGCAAGGTCTTGAAAGGACCGAACTACCAACCACCTATTTTGAACGATCTCGTAAATGGCTGAACTTATCTCTAGAACTGGACGTGTCCAATCGTGGATTGATGATCCCGATGGTCGTCTCCCTGTGTCGTGCACAGTATTTGTAGTTGATGACTCAATGGAAGGACCCGAAGGCATCGAAGCCTCGTGGCGATTCGCATCACACGCCCTGCGAAATGGAGCAGGGGTTGCAATCCACCTCAGTAAACTCCGACCCAAAGGAGACGATAATGGCAAAGGGCTTGTTGCCTCTGGTCCTGTCTCGTTCGGGAAGATCTATTCTACTTTGAATGAAGTACTTAGGCGCGGTGGTAAGTACAAGAACGGTGCAATTGTTCTTCACCTTGACGCTAATCATCCTGACATTGAGGAGTTCATCAATACACCACGTGAACAGCTTCCTTGGGTCAAGCGTTGCGTAGACATCAACGAAGAGTGGTGGCAACAGATGGATGTTGTCACTCGCGTCAAGTTACTCAACAGCATGAAGCGTGGTGACGTATGGCTCAACAAAGTTAAGTATGACAATGAAGGACAACGAATCTATGGAAATGTCTGCCTTGAAGTTTACTTGCGATCACGCGGAACGTGCCTGCTTGAACATATCAATCTCGCTGCCTGTGAGTTCGACAACATCCCGCAAGCTTTCGTTCAGGGTATGTCGGAGCTGTGCAAGCTCCACTCTCGAACTGGTGTCGGTGATACAGGAGAGTATCTCCCAGCTGAAACCGACCGTCAAGTCGGACTCGGGATGCTTGGACTCGCTAACCTTCTCAGGCGATATGGAATCACCTACAACCAATTCGGAGATGCCCTTCAATCTTTGAATGCAGGTGAAACAAAAGGTTCCCCTGCCTTTGAACTTGCAGCACAGCTTCGTGATGGCATCGAAGCAGCTGCTCAAATTGCCAGGCAGAACAACATGGTTCGTGCCTTTGCAATCGCTCCTACAGCCTCTTGTAGCTACCGCTCACAGGACGTTGATGGCTTTACTTCCACCCCTGAAATTGCTCCACCTATTGCTACCACTGTTGACAGAGACAGTGGCACCTTTGGTGTCCAAACATACAACTACGGTGACGTAGAAATTGCCTCTGCTGTCGGATGGGAGGCATTCAAGAAAGTATCCGACAACATTATGCTTTTGTTGGATAGGACTGGACTTCTTCACGGGTACTCACAGAACTGGTGGTCAGACATGGTCACTATGGATGAGACTTTTATTGAAGAGTGGCTGGAATCGCCCCAGACTTCCCTCTACTACAGCCTTCAAGTGATGGGCGACGTACAGGATAAGTCAAGCGCATATGCTGCTTTGGATGAAACTGAGGTCAACGATTACTTGGAGGATCTTCTGAAAGAACCTCAATGTGATTGTCAAGAATGAACCCTTATCAAAAACTACTAGCGCGGAAGCGCAAATGGACACCAGTGCAAGTGAGTGCTGGTACATGCAAACAAGGCGCGGAAGAGGCAATCTTCCGTGCTCTTGCATTGCGACATATGGAACTACCTGTGGGAGATTTTATTACTGATGCTTTATCCACTGACGTACCGAAAGCATCGCGTGATCTCCTGCGATCTAATGTCACCGACGAAGAGAATCACGACGTGGCACTTGGTTACATTGCCTCTGCTTACGGCGTTGATGAGAAAGCGGAAGCGGAAGCACTTAAACTCAAGGATGCTTGGGAAGCGCATCCTGATCACACGATCACAAAAGCGATGGTTGCCGAGCGTGCAATTTTCTTCGTTCTTCTACCATTCTTTCGCTTTAATGGTGACGCTGGTATGCGAACAGTAAGTGCTGACATCAGTCGAGATGAACAAATTCATGTGGCTACCAATAGTCTGGTTCATACTGAGCTGGGGTATAACATCAGTCCTTCTCTTGATAAACTCCGGAAGGCAACTATCAATTGGGTGATGCAACCGCTTGGTAAATCATCTGATAAACATTTGGACAAACAATTCTGGCTTGCTTCTAGTGATCGTCTTATGTACGAAGGCAAAGCACCTGAACTAGCCGACACTAAGGCAGGACGTATGCCTGCATTCTTTGAACATAGTAATGTCAATCTCCCCCAATATGCTTGAGGTCTTCGGTATGGAGGCCAGGGCTGTCATGATTGAAATGGAGTCCACCTTTCCACCTATTACTCCTTGTCCTGACGACTCAATCGAAAAAATTATGTACCGCTCTGGTCAACGTTCTGTTGTTGAGTGGTTGAAAACTAAACTCGACGAAGACTAATGGCTTCATCTCAATACATACAGGTGCCTACACAAAGTGACCTTGAATATTACTATCAAGAGGTCCTTCAGCCTAGATACCTAGAAAAACTTACAAATGTCGATATTGGTAAAGGCAAATCAGCCGAGATTCCTAAACTTGAATTTGAAAGAATAACTCTCAAACCTGATGATAGGTTTAAGCGAGGCGGAAGGACTTATCGCCCACGCGATATGTTCTTTAACCAGAACAACTTACCAGCGTTCAAAAAGTATGCTCCAGAGTTTAGGACAAAGAGAGTTCAACAACGTATAGACAAAGCTACAAAAATGCCTAAGCTTGAGTTTTCTTTGAAGACTGTTGAGCTTATTAAACCCCGTTACGGAAAAAATTCTAATTTGGTATAGTTAGTATGAATCTAAATTCTCTTAAAAAAAGACTCAACAAGTCTCGTAGACAGCGAGACAAATACAAGTCAAGGCATAAAGCCTCCACCAACAAGACTGAAAGAAGAAGTCTTCTTATCAAGCGCGCAAAAGAACAGCGCAGGATTGACAAGCTTAAGTTGCAGATCCGAAATGGCGGTGCACCTTCAATGACTACTCAAGAACTTGTAGATCAGATTCTTAAGGGTATGCCCCAGTTGCCTGAGCTTACAGTTGATCCTCGTATTGGCACACTTGAAGATTCCTTAAAGGCATCTAACCAGCAGATTTCCAATATGCAGCAGTCGTATAACAACAGAAATGCGGAATATCGAAAAAATATTGAGCGTCTGCGGGGAGAGATTGGCGGTTTCGAAGATCAGATTGGAGGCTATCAGTCCGAGATTCAAAATATGTCTCAACAGCTAATCGACCAAGCTACTAAGGCTAAGCAGTTCAAGCTTATGGATACTCAGTATCTTGCTCCTAACAATGCCTCTGGTATCCGCCTTCGTCGTTCTAGGAAGCGTAAGTCTGGTGCGTTTGCCTTAGGTGCTTCTGGACTCAATCGTAAAAACAGGTCTCCACTTCAAATTAGTTCTGTAAACCTATGACAATTGCAAAGGAAAGGTATGACGCGCTTTCCTCTACTCGTTCTCAATATCTGAAGATTGCTGAGCAGGCATCAACTCTTACTCTTCCTTACTTGGTTCGTGAGGATGAGACATACAATAAGAGTGCACGAAATCTAATCACCCCTTATCAATCAGTTGGTGCGAAAGGTGTTGTCACCTTGGCATCTAAATTGATGCTTGCTTTACTTCCTCCTCAAACAAGCTTCTTTAAGCTGCAAGTAGATGAGGCGATGCTTGGAAGAATTGCTGATCCACGCATTAAGTCTGAGCTTGACCTTTCCTTTTCTAAGATTGAACGTACGATCCTTGAAGCTATTGCTGCTTCGGACGATCGTGTTGTAGTACACCAAGCTTTGAAGCATTTGGTTGTTGCAGGCAACGTTCTTATCTTTATGTCTAAAGAAGGTTTGAAGCTTTTCCCTCTTAACCGTTATGTTGTTGAGAGAGATGGTGACGGTAATGTATTGGAGATCGTTACCAAAGAACGAATTAGTAGAAAGATCCTAGAAACTGAATATGATATACAACCCTTGTCGCCCTTAGATGTCAACACTGAATACAGTAATTCAGAAGATGTGGATGTTTACACTTACGTTAAACGTGACAAAGGTTCTTTTGTTTGGCACCAAGAGGCTTTCGGTGACATTCTAAAAGGTACAAAAGGTAAAGCACCCATTGCTACCAACCCTTGGATACCGCTTCGATTCCAAACCGTTGATGGTGAGGCGTATGGAAGAGGCAGGGTTGAAGAGTTTATGGGCGATCTTCAGTCTCTTGAAGCATTGTCTCAGGCTCTTGTAGAAGGCTCTGCTGCTGCTGCAAAGGTTGTCTTTACTGTGTCACCTTCTAGCACTACTAAACCATCTACCTTGGCTAAAGCCGGTAACGGTGCAATTATCCAAGGCAGACCTGACGACATTGGTGTTGTACAAGTCGGTAAGACCTCTGACTTTGCTACGGCTTACCAGATGATCCAGCAGTTGGAACGTCGTCTTAGTGAAGCCTTCCTTGTGCTTACTGTCCGTCAATCTGAACGTACTACTGCAGAAGAAGTGCGGATGACTCAGATGGAACTGGAGCAGCAGCTAGGTGGTCTTTTCTCTCTTCTTACTGTTGAATTCCTTAAACCTTATTTGGCACGTAAGCTTAGTGTGTTTGAACGAACTGGTGAAATTCCTAAGCTTCCCAAAGGTATTGTCAATCCAGTGATTGTTGCTGGTTTGAATGCTTTAGGACGTGGTCAAGATCGTGAAAGTCTCGGTCAGTTCTTGCAGACAATCGCACAAACCATGGGACCTGAAGCCATTGGTCAATACATCAATTCTGAAGAGGTTGTCAAACGTTTGGCTGCCGCACAAGGTATTGACACTTTGAATCTTGTTAAGTCTCAACAACAGGTCCTTCAAGAGCAGCGACAGGCAGTTGCACAAGAGGAACAAATGGAACTTACCAAACAACAAAGTAAGTTTGCACAAGTTGAACAGCAAGCTGTTGCCGCTGCTCAACAACAACAATAAATTCTAACCACCCTTCTATGGCAGAAACACTCACTTATCAAGAATCTGAACCTAGTACCGAACAAGTAGTTCTCAATGAAGCTGAGCAAGAGGCGCTTCAAGTCGGTGAACAGATGGAAAAAGATCAGGGCAACGCAAAGCTTGCTGGCAAGTTTGACAGTCCTGAACAGCTTGAAAAAGCTTACATGGAACTTCAATCTAAGCTCGGTTCCAAAGAATCTACCCCTACAGAATCCACAGCAGAAGAATCAGCAGAAGAATCCGAACCTGAAGAGCAAAGCGAACCTAACGAAGAATTTGATTCCAGCTTTCTTGACCAACTTTATGAGCAGGCTCAAGGCGAACCTTCTCAAGAGATCATCGAAAAGCTTGAAAATATGGATGCCAGTCAATTGGCAGACATGTACGTTCAGTATCGTCAGCAGGTTGAATCGAATCAAAAACAATCTTCTGATTTTACTGAAGAACAGGTATCTGCTTTGTACGGAATTGTTGGCGGTGAAGAGCAGTATGGTCAGCTAACTTCTTGGGCGTCTGAAAATCTGAGCCAGCAAGAGGTTCAGATGTTCGATGCTGTTATTGAATCAGGTGATCCCAACGCAGCTTTTTGGGCAATTCGTAGCCTGGCAATGCAATATGCAGATGTCAATGGATACGAAGGTAAACGAGTCTCTGGTAAAGCTCCTACATCAGGTGGTCAGAAGTTCCGTAGTCAAGCTGAACTTGTTCAAGCCATGTCTGATCCTCGTTATGAAAGTGATGAGGCTTATAGATCAGATGTTATTTCCAAGCTTGAAAACTCAGAACTTAATTTCTAATGTCGCATCAATCAAACAAGATGGTTGCATACGTGACACGTTTTCAACCTGAACCGGAAGGTAATAAAGAAGAAGAAGAAGACACTCCTGTAGAAGAAGAAGAGGAGTGATCGTGTGGGAGGCACCTCAGAGTCGGACCTCCCATGCCTATGGCACTGAGCCCGTACGCGGATACCTCAGCTGCCGTCTAGACGGTGGGATAGACCACATACTTCAAAGCTTTGAAGAGATTGATTAATACACTCTCTTTTTAACAATGGCACAACAATCTTCTGATATGGCCGCAAGCCTTACACGGCCTGGTCAATCTAATTCCGCGGGAGACGCCCGCGCCCTTTATCTCAAGCTTTTTAGCGGTGAGATGTTCAAAGGATTCCAGAACAACACGATTGCTCGGGATCTGATCATGAAGCGTACCCTGAAGAACGGCAAGTCTTTGCAGTTCATCTACACGGGTCGCACTAAGTCTGAATTCCACACCCCCGGTAACAGCATCCTCGGTAACTCTGATGGTGCACCGCCCGTGGCAGAGAAGACCATCACTTGCGATGATCTGCTCATCAGTTCAGCTTTTGTTTACAACCTCGATGAGGTTCTCAGCCACTACGATTTGCGTTCCGAAATCTCTCGCAAAATCGGCTATGCACTGGCTGAAAAGTATGA